GAAATACTACAATTGCAGGTAACGTTAGCACTAATGCAACGGGAAAGATATTAGAAACGTCAAGCGGAACTAATGAAACAAAAGCAGGTGGCAACATTATAGAAACTGCTCCACAGATTCATATGAATGGTCCGGCTGCAGCAGTTGCACCAAAAACAAATAGAGTACCTACTAAAGAACCATGGGCAGGGCATGAGAATTTAGATCCAACGTTAGTTACACCGGCTAAAACTAAATCTGTAGTAGCACCACCACCTAAACCTGTAGTACCTGCAATGTTTAAAAAATATACAACTACAACTGATACTTTTAATAAAGTTAAACCACCGGAGAAGAAAAAATGAGCTCAGTAGTATACGATAGGATTTTGTTACCTGCAATACCAACTAAACCTGAATTAGTAGCTCCTAAAACGTATCGAGGTTTTAGTACAATACACAGTAATGCAGAACATTTTAGTTTGTATGATTTCGACCTGATTAAACAAGATATCTTAAATCACTTCCATATTAGACAAGGTGAAAGATTAATGCAACCAAGGTTTGGTACAATTATATGGGATCTGCTATTCGAACCGTTAACGGCTGATGTAAAATCTTTGATTGAGCAAGATGTAACTTCGATTATTAACTATGACCCACGGGTATCAATCTCTGATACTTCAATAACAACATACGAAAGTGGTATAGAGATTGCGTTTACGTTAGCGTATAATCCTTATAGAGTTTCGGAACAGATAACACTGCGGTTTGATCAAGAGAACGGCATAGCATAATAACAGCGTGGTTAATTTTTTCAATAAATATCATTATTAGGACAACAACATGAGCGCAACCGACAGACAAAACAGATTATTAGTAGCCGAAGATTGGAAAAAAGTATACCAATCTTTTAAAAATGCAGATTTTCAAAGTTATGATTTTGAGAATTTAAGACGTACAATGGTTGATTATATTCGTCAAAATTATCCAGAAGATTTTAATGATTATATAGAAAGTTCAGAGTATCTAGCATTATTAGATGTAATTGCATTTTTAGGACAAAGTATTTCGTTTCGAGTTGACTTAAATGCTCGTGAAAATTTCTTTGAGTTAGCAGAACGCCGAGATAGTGTATTACGGTTAGCAAGGTTAATTAGTTACAATGCAAAAAGAAACATACCGGCAACTGGTTTATTAAAATTTAGTTCAATTCAGACTACGCAAACTGTTATTGATAGTAACGGGCGAAATATGGCCGGACAAGTAATAACATGGAATGATCCGTCAAATTCTAACTGGTACGATCAGTTTATTAAAGTTATGAATGCGTCAATGTCAGTAAACCAACAATTTGGTAACCCATCTGATAAAGCTACAATTTATGGTATCTTAACTGAAAAATATACAATGGAAACTAACTCAAACGATATTCCAGTGTATTCGTTTACAAAAACAGTTGCTGGTAGAACTATGAATTTTGAAGTTACTAGTACAACGTTTACTGGACAGAATTACATATATGAAGAAACACCTAAAGCAGGTCGTAAGTTATCATGTGTATTTAGAAATAACGGACAAGGATACGGTAGTGCCGGATCTGGTTTCTTTTTAAACTTTACACAAGGAACAATAGCAAATGCTCAGTTTACAATTACGCAACCAAGAAGCAATGAAATTGTAGATGTTGGTACAACTGGTATTAATAACACTGATTTGTGGTTGTATAGATTAGATAAAAAAGGATTAGAAACTGAAGAATGGACAAAAGTTTCAAATGTTGAAGGCAACAACATTATCTATAATAGTGTTAACAAAAGTATTAGAAACATTTATAGTGTAACAACTCGTGCAGGTGATGCAGTAAGTTTAAATTTTAGTGACGGCACATTTGGTAATAAACCATTAGGTACATTTAAAATTTATTATCGCACTAGCAATGGCATTTCTTATATAGTTAATCCAAAAGACCTTAGAAATATAACTCTTTCTATTCCGTACTTGTCAAATTATGGTCAACAAGAAACCTTAACAGTATCTTTATCATTAGAAACTACTATTAGCACAGCTGAAGCTACAGAAACAAATGCAAATATCAAAGCAAATGCACCTGCTACTTATTATACTCAAAATAGAATGATAACCGGTGAAGATTATAACGTCGCACCGTTAAGTGTTAGTCAACAAATTTTAAAAGTTAAAGCAGTTAATCGGTCGTCTAGCGGGATTAGTCGGTATTTTGACCTAGTTGATCCAACAGGAAAATATAGTTCAACAAATTTATTTGCAGACGATGGAGTAATTTACACTGAAGATTACCAATCAACTGAAAAATTTACATATATTAGCAAGACTGACATTCAGGGAGTGATTGCAAATGTTATTAATAAAATTCTTAAGAAAGATGAGTTAAGAAATTTTTATTATTCACATTACACCTCTAAGTTTCAAACTGCTGATGCTAATTATGTGTGGTCTTCAAATATAGACACATCTGGTTGTATTAAATTAGGGTCATTATCTGGCGAGGTTCTTAAAGTTGGACCAACAACAGATACTGGATTAATGCTGTATTATATTAAAACCGGTGCGTTGATTAAATTTGTAAGTCCGGCTAATCAGTATTTTGATACAACTAATCAAAATAAATTAGAAACATTAGGAGTTAATGACGAAATTACAAATCACTTTGGTGCTACAACCTATTTATGGGCTGCAGTAGTATCAGTTTCAAACGATGGACTTGATTTAAACAGTATTGTATTAAATGTTAATGTTCCCGCCGGAGCAACTGTTATCCAAATTATTCCTCAATTTAGATCAATATTAGAAACTTCAATTATTACTACAATGACTGATTTAATATTTGAAAATAAAGAATTTGGGTTAAGCTATAATACATCATTACAACAGTGGCAAATTATTCGAGAATCAAATTTAAATTATTCAAATGCATTTAATATTTTGTTGCAAGGTGATATTACAAATAAACAGCAAGATTCTAGTTGGATGATGTTGTTTACAACAGATAATGAAACATATACAGTATCTAGTCGTGAAACTAGATATGTTTTTGAAAGTAATACACAGTTAAGATTTTTCTATGATAAAACTCAAACAGTATACAACAGTGTATCTAATTCTTCAGTCCGCGATAAGATTAAAATTTTAAGTATTAATACTAATACTAATACAAAATCATATACTACTGATTTTTCATGGGACATTGTGTCTGAGTATATTGGGCTAGATGGGTATGTTGACAATAAGAAGATTGTAATATCGTTTGCTGATAGTGACAATAATGGAGTTGTTGATGATCCGGACGTGTTTACACAAATTGTTTCAACAAACACTTATATTATACAAGAAAAATATTTAATTTCTCAAGGACAAGAAGATTATAAATTTATTAAAAACGACGGGACTATTTTAAATTTTGTTCGTTCAACCGAAAGTTATAATATACAACCTGGAAAATACTATTATTTTATAGATACAAATACTGTAAAGAAAGCGTCGTTCACTGGAATATTAGAAGCATCAATGGATTATAAAGTATATTTGGGTAGATCGGGATTAAAATTCCAATATACACATAATGCAAAATATGATTCTAGAATTGATCCAGGTGCAAGTAATATTATTGATGTGTATATTTTAACTAAATCGTATGACACCTATTACAGACAATGGGTACGCGGTGCAATACTTGACAAACCGTTGCCTCCTAGTTCTGACGAATTATATAACATAGTAGCACCGTCGTTAAATTTAATTAAATCAATTTCAGATGAAATAATATATCATCCAGTAAATTATAAAATATTATTTGGTTCTACTGCATCGTCTGAGTTACAAGCAACGTTTAAGATTACAAAAACACCAGGTCAGGTAATTTCAGATAACGATATTAAATCTCAAGTAATTGCAGCAATTAATGATTTTTTTGTGTTAGATAATTGGGATTTTGGAGATACATTCTTTTTTACAGAATTAGCAACTTATGTAACTACTACAGTTGCGCCAAAAATATCTAATTTTGTTATTGTTCCAAAACATAATAGTATTAATTTTGGTGGATTATATGAAATAAAATCAACTATGAATGAAATTTTAATTAATGGTGCAACTGTTAATGATATTGAAATTATATCAGGTATTACTGCATCAAATATTAAATCATCAAATTTAATCACTGAAAACAACACAATAAATCGCCAGTTTATAACAAGTTCAGCTTATGGGAGTAACTAATGGCTAACAGCATACCTAGAATAACAGCAATTGATACAAGTGATGAAGCTACAGCTGCATCTTTTTTACCGCGAATTTATAGAACCGACACAAATAAAAAGTTCTTACATTCAACAATAAATCAACTTACTCAACCAGGGGCTGTAAAAAAAGTTAGTGGATACATTGGAAGACAATATTCAAAAGCTACTTCGTCTGATGATATATTTGTTGAAGCACCAACACGGAATCGTCAAAATTACCAACTTGAACCAGGGTTAGTAATTGAAGATGATATGAATAATCATGTGTTTTTAAAAGATTATCAAGATTATATTAATCAATTACGGGTGTTTGGTGCTAATGTTTCAAACCATTCTAGGTTAAACAAACAAGAATTTTACAGTTGGGATCCTCATATTAACTGGGATAAGGTTGTTAACTTTCAAAATTACTATTGGATGCCTCATGGTCCTGACACGATTACTATACAAAATACATCAAAGATAGAAATTACTAGTACTTACACAGTAAACATTGAAACAACAGAGTACGGAAGTTCTTATATTTTTTCATCTGATAGCATGACTAGAAATCCGGTAATTACACTATACCGCGGGTATCAATATAAATTTGTAATTAACAGTATCGGAAACCCATTTAGCATTAAAACATCACGTACTACAGGCCCGTTAGATCGATACATATCGCCGTTATTACTTAATAATGCAATTGAATCTGGCACAATAACATTTACAGTTCCGGCTAATGCACCTGACGAATTAGCCTACGTGAGTGAAAATGATATTGATATGGGAGGGGTGTTTAATATCTTAGATTTAAGTGATACTGGTTATATTAACGTAGAAGCCGAGATTATTGGAAAGAAAACGTATAGTTATGGGACAATAGAGTTGCTTGATAGTACAACAATTCCGTTTGCGTTAAGCAACGGTATGAAGGTGCAATTTGCTGGAAATGTCTTTCCTAAAAAATATTCTACTGGCAGATATTATGTTGAAGGTGTTGGTGAATCAATTCAGTTAATACATGAAAATGATTTACAAATTATTACTGCATATACTAATACCTCGTCAATGTTATTTGATACAACGCTATTTGACACTACTCCGTTTAGTGACTCAATTTCATATGTTACTAACCCTGATTACATTGTAATCAATCGTGCATCTGCTGATAAGAATTTTTGGAGTAGAAATAACAAATGGATTCATAAAGATGTTATTGAAAAAAGTGCGTTAAGAAATGGTATACATCCGTCGTATAATCATTCAATGCGTGCAGCAAGACCAATTATTGAGTTTGAGAAGAACTTAAAATTATTTAATTTTGGAAATAAATCTATTATTGATATTTCTGTTATTGATACTGTTACAGTTGATGCGTTTTCAATAGTAGAAGGCGCATTTGGTTACAATGTTGACGGTGTTGATCTTAAAAACGGCCAGCATATTATCTTTACAGCAGACTTAGATAATCGAGTAACAAACAACATATATCGGGTTGAATTTATTGATGTATTACACGAAAATAGTTTGCAAAAAATTAGTAGTAAAGGAAAAATTGAATCAATCATTGCAACTAATACCGGATGGACTGCTAAAATTACCGGAATGAATTCAACTGCTGGGTTAAATGTAGGAACACTAATTTCTGTAACAGATAATACTGGAAAGTTAGGCGGCGGAATAGCGGGCAGTTTGGGATCTGCAAGAGTTTCTGCAATAATCGATTCAACAAGTATTGAATATAACATAATAGGTGGCAATAAACCAATAAGTGGGTTAATTACTAATATTTTTAGTGTTGTTAATAGTAATCAAATTCGATTAGTTGAAGTAGCAAAGCCAATATACAATCAAGTTGCGCTAATACAATACGGGACTGTTTCACAAGGACAGATGTATTGGTTTAACGGGGTAAAGTGGCAATTATGCCAACAAAAAACTAAAGCAAACCAGCCTCCATTATTTGATTTAGTTGACGAAAATGAATATAGTTTTGGAGATTCATCAGTATACCCAGGTACTACATTCTTTGGAACTTCTATATTTTCTTATAAGATTGGTTCTACATCAGTAGTTGATAAAAATTTAGGGTTTGCATTATCATATAAAAATATTAATAATATTGGCGACATTGTTTTTAACTTTTCTTTAGTAACTGATACGTTTAATTATGAAGAAAATGAAAAAATTATTAGTAAACAGGTTGACACTGGATTTTTAATTACGTACGATTCTGTTGGAACAATGTCATATGTTAACGGGTGGAAAACTGGCGAAGTTACGAATACACAAGCGGCAATTAGGTTGTATAAAAATTCAGATAAAGTTAATAATTTTGATATTGACATTTTTGATTATTTGCCAAATCTTTCAGAAATTGATGTTCGAGTATATGTTAATAATGTACGATCTGATAATTGGGTATTTAAATCAATAACCTCAACTAATCGATATCTAAATTATCATCAAATAATTTTTAACACTAATGTAAAGTTAACTGATTCAATAATGATTAAAGTTTATACAAATCTTTCAATCAACAATAACGGGTATTTTGAAATTCCGATTAATTTACAAAGTAATCCATTAAATGGGGTATTATCAGAATTTACGTTAGGTGAAGTAATTGATCATGTAGGCACTATTGTTGATAATGTTCATAACTTAGGTTTTTTTGGAAAATTTCCTGGAGTAAGTAATTTAAGAGACTTAGGCCCAGTTTCACAATATGGAACAAAATTTGTGCAACATAGCGGCCCTGCAAGTCTATCAATGTATCACATTACCTCAGATACAAATAACATAATTCGTGCAATTGATCAATCTAGAGATGACTATAGCAAATTTAAAAAGACATTTATGTTTGTTGCAGAATCGTTAGGTGTTGATGCAGATGAGTTTACTCATGTAAATTTAATTTTACGACATATTAATAAAGATTCTCCAAACACTTCGGCATATTATTTTAGTGACATGGTTCCGTATGGGTCAACTGTTCAAACAGAATTTTTAGTAGCTGCACCTGAAGATAACTTATTTTCTTTATCACAAGTGTTTTCTTTGGCAACGTTATCAGCAAGTGCAATAGGTGTATATTTAAACGGTACACAATTATTGCATGGTAAAGAGTATGTGTTTACTGATCAAGGGTTTGTATATGTAACCGCAGATCTAATAGCCGGTGATACAATAACAGTTTATGAATACGAAAGTACCGACGGGTGCCTTATACCTGAAACACCAACTAAATTAGGCATGTGGCCAAAATACGAACCAAAGATATTTTTAGATACCACGTTACGTATTCCTAAAAATATGATTCAAGGTCATGACGGAAGTTTAACATTAGCGTATAATGATTATCGAGATTTATTACTATTAGAATTAGAAAAAAGAATTTATAATAACATAAAAGTAAAGTACGATTCGTCTTTATTTGATATTGCAGATGTAATTCCTGCGTATTCAAGAAAATCAGATTATAGCAGAGAAGAATTTAATGCTTCTCTAATGACAAATTTTTACAAATGGTCTTCAAAAGTTAGCATTGATTTTGCAACACCGCTATCGTACAATAACACTGATTCGTTTACTTTTAATTATTCTAAACATGCTGCTCCAGATGGCAGAGTCACTCCTGGTTTTTGGAGAGGAATATATCAATGGATATTAGATACTGATCGCCCGCATATGTGTCCGTGGGAAATGCTAGGGTTTTCTGAAGAACCTAACTGGTGGGCATCTGTATATGGTCCGGCACCGTACACTAAAAACAACTTAATTTTATGGGAAGACATTAGCCGCGGGTTAGTAAAAGAACCAAATAAGCCAACGATACGTCTTAAAAAATATGTTAAACCGTTTTTAATGAATCATATACCAGTTGATGACGATGGAAATTTACTTAGTCCGCATGATGTTAATTTAGCAGTTGGCTATATAACTCCAAGTATTCAAGGTGATTTTGTATTTGGTGATGTTTCTCCAATTGAAGCTGCATGGAGAAGAAATTCACATTATGCATTTAGTGTACTAAAAACAGCTATTTTATTAAATCCCGCAAGATTAATTGGTATATTATTAGATCGTTCGCGGATTGTAACTAGTAAAACTGGACAGTTAATATATTCTGATACAAATTTAAGAATCACACCTGCTAGCGTTAAGTTACCAACAGTGTATTTAAGTTCTACTCGTGATCAAACTGCAGGGTTACTTAATTACTTAATTAATTACATTGATTGCAGCACGTTAACACAGTATAATGATTACAAATTTGAATTAAAAAATATTGTAGCAAAGATATGTTACCGAATAAGTGGTTATACTAGCAAAGAAAAATTTAATTTGTTATTAGATTCAAAATCTCCAATGTCGGTTGGCAGTATTTTTATACCACAAGAAGATTATACACTTGTCCTTAACTCGTCGTCTCCAATTGGAATTTTAACATATAGTGGAGTAGTAATTACTAAGGTTACTAACGGGTTTGAAATTAAAGGTTATAGTCAACTACAACCATATTTTAAATATTTTCCTATGTTAACGTCCGGTCGGTTAGTTAATGTTGCAGGCATTTCTGAAAGTTTTGTTGAGTGGGCGCAAGGACAAGATTATTTTGTGGGCACATTAGTTAGATACCTGACAAAGTATTATCGAGTGCAACACGAGCATAAATCAACATTATTATTTGATTTTAATAAGTTTTATCTGTTAGATAACTTACCAATTGTTGGTGGAGTAAATGCATATTTTAAAAATAAATGGGAATCTACTGCTAAAATTATTCCATACGGCACTAAATTACAATCAATTCAAGAAGTTGTTGATTTCTTATTAGGATACGGGCATTGGTTAAGTGCGCAAGGGTTTTTATTTAACGAATATAATCCAACTCTTAATACAATTGAGAACTGGGGAACTAGTGCAAAAGAGTTTATGTTTTGGACTACTCAAAATTGGACATCACCTAATTCTACATGGTTAGACTGGTCGCAGGATATATCAATACAGTACGGGGATATAATTCGCTATAATGGTAGCTATTATAAGGCATTAAAACTTATAAATCGTATTGAGTTTAATGGTAACGATTATCAAGTATTATTAAATACAACACCATCGTCATGGGTTATGTGGAATCGACATACCATAATACATGCAGGTGACATAGTACTATATAATGAAAAATTTTATACAGCTGTGCGAACTATCTACCCAGCTGCATTTAATGAGTCTGACTATTATTTGTTGAACGGTCTCGATTTATCAGGAAATTCGGTAATATCTCTTAGCCCGGCTGCAAATAAATTATCTTTTAAAACTATATTAGCAACAGTTGACGATGTTACTAATCCAAATAACGAATATGAAATTTTAAATGCTAGTGGAGTTGCAATTCATAAAAATTTTATAAACATGTTTAGAATTGATAATGCAATGACATATACTCCAAAATCTGATGACGGAATTTTTTGTGCAAGTTTTTATCTAATTCAACGTGAACATGTTGTAGTGTTTAACAATACTACAATGTTTAACGATACAATTTATAATCCAGAAAGCGGTTACAAGCAAGATAAAATTAAAGTTTCAGGTTATGTAAGTTCTAATTGGAATGGTACAATGTATGCACCTGGTTTTATTGTTGATCGTGCAATAGTAACTGACTGGACCCCATGGAAAAGTTATATTATTGGAGATACAATAAAATATAAATCATTTTATTACAGTGCTAACTCTACATTAGCCGGCGCAGAAAATTTTGATTCTTCAAAATGGACAAAATTAGATAAAAAACCAACACCAAAACTATTACCAAACTGGACGTATAAAGCAACCCAGTTTACTGATTTTTATAGCCTAGATAGTGAAAATTTTGATATAGCCCAGCAAACATATGCACAACATTTAATTGGATACCAAAAACGACAATACCTTGAAAATATTATTCAAGACGATGTAAGTGAATATAAGTTTTATCAGGGTATGATTATTGAGAAGGGAACTCAAAATGTTCTTAATAAATTATTTGATGTATTAAGTGCAACTGGTAATGAAAGTTTAGAATTCTATGAAGAATGGGCAGTCCGTACTGGTCAGTATGGTGCATGTTCGTCGTTTGAAAATATTGAATTTACATTGTCTGAATCTCAATTTAAAATAAATCCACAAGGATTTGAATTAGTTAATACTAAAGATCGATATCATAATACATTAGTTATTCAACAAGGAATAACTGATATTTACTTAAAACCTACAATGTATACACCAAATTTATGGCCAATAGCAAAGCCGTTAAAAACTTCAACTGTGTATGCAAGAGTTGATGAAGTTGCGTATAGTGTAAAAAAATTATCTGATGTTAATATTACAAAAGTTAGCCATGGTGAATATATTTTATGTACATTTGCACCAACTGACTGGAACGTTTATCAATATTTTGATCGTAGTATTAATGATTCATATAAAATTCAAATTACGTTAATTACTTCAGATGACGATGGAACATACATCACACTTGATAAAATAGATGAAATTTCGGTAGGTACGCTAATTGTATTTAAAAATGTAGGAGATGACAAAGTTTACACCGTTACTGCTATTCAAGGTAATATTATAACTGTTGTTACTGATGTAATTATTACTGCAACTGAAAACTCAACTGTTGGTCTGTTAATACCTCGAAGAATTGGCACTACTCTTGATAACAACAATTATACTAATGCTGATCTAAAATCTAATTATTTAATATGGACTGACAACGACGTTAATACCACTGACTATTATCAAGATACTAGTAACTGGAAGGTTTGGAAATACAACCCGGTATATGGGTTAACTAATAGACCTAATTTAAATTCAAAAATTAGCAATTATGGTCGTGCAATTTCAGCAACTACTGATGGTAAAACAATTGCAGTATCTCAAAAATCTAATAATGGATACGGAATTTTTAGAGGTGAAGTTGTAATTTATAATAACACTGAAAACGGTTGGATTGCAACACAAATAATCAAACGACCATTAAGATTCCAAAGCGTTAGTGCAGTTGATTACGAATATAATGTAGCAACAGTCGTTGCGTTGTCGTTTGATGGAGAATGGCTAGCATTAGGCTCTCCAACTGCTGATTTAAACAGTCGCGGAGTTATTTCAATATATAAGCGAGACATTAATGAGCTGTATGTGTTAGTTGATACAAAAATTAGTCCGTTGTATAACATTTCTGAAGAATTTGGCACTACTATTGCGTTTGGCACTAACATGTTATTTGTAGGAACGGCCGCTAGTAACGTTTATAGATATGAATATAAATTAACAGAGAAAGCAGCTACTACATTTAAATCTAAAGGAAGCAACGGCACAACATTAGTAGTAGCTAGTACTGCTGGTATTACACGTGGTATGATAATATCAGGTAAAGGGTTTACCAATGGCCATTTAGTGTCATTAGTAGTTAATTCAACTACACTGTTAATTAGTGCTACACCAACAGAAAAACCTGCAGGCCTTATTACATTTTTAGTTTACGAATGGGCATTAGTAACCGGAATTAGTAAACCAGTTGGTGCATCTAATGCATTTGGTACTTCAATATCAGTATCGCCAAATAATACAATTGCAATATCAGATCCAAGTACTAATGGAAAAGTATATGTGTATTATTCAAATGAAGAGTTTGTGTATAACCCAGCTAACCGCATTAGTAATATAGTAGCTACTACAGTTGGACAGCATATTTCGTTATCAAAAAATGATGATTTTATTGCTATTTCAAATGTAGTAGATTCATCTACACGAAATGTAAATGTATATTCATTATTGCTAAAAGAATCTGTGCAGATCATTCCAACAGTTGAATTTAGTTCAAATACTGCATCAGCAGTGTTCTTTACAAATAATTATTCTACATTAGTAATATGCAACGTTGATTTAAACAATGAATATGTTACAGCTGCGGATGTATATAACATTTATGAAAAAGATTGGACCTTTAGTGAACGATTATCTCCGGTAACTGCAGAAGCGGTTGCAATTTCAGTTACTGCAACCAGCATACTTTTTGGATCTCCAGCGTTTAACACTAATGCAGGAAAAATATTTGAGTATGTTAAACCGGTTAACCAATTTGCATGGACTGTTAAGAATACATCAATTACTAAGCCTGACATTACTAAAGTTAAACAAGCGTTTTTATATAATAAAGTATCTAATAAATTAATAAAATACTTAGACGTTGTAGATCCTATACAAAATAAACATCCTATTATTGCAGAACGAGAAGTAAAGTATAAATCAACATACGATCCTGCAATCTATTCGTATGCTTCAACTACGGTAGTTAATGTTGACGAGGGCATTGCATGGGGTGCATCACAGGTTGGTTCGTTATGGTGGGATGTACGAACTACTAAGTTTTTTGACAATTTTACAGATAATACTGTTTATAGAAATAGCATGTTAAGTACATTAGCAACAGGTGCATCAGTTGATATTTATGAATGGGTAGAAACTGAGTTATTGCCATCAGAATGGGACGAAGTGGCAGATACTTCTGAAGGGTTAGCACAAGGTATAAGCGGAACTTCTTTATATAGCGACACTGCGTATGTAGTTGTAAAAAGCTATGATACTATAAGTCAGCAGTTTTCGTCTACTTATTATTATTGGGTTAAAAATAAAGAAACTATTTCGTCAACAGTTGGTAGAACAATCTCAGCTGCAAATGTTTCTAGATTAATTTCAAATCCTAAAGGTGAGGGATATGAATATCTTGCATTAACTGGATTAAATTCGTTTAGTTTAGTTAATGTTAAACCTTACCTAATGCATGACGATGTTGTGCTGTCGATTGAGTATTGGTTAATAGATAAAACTGATCAAAATATTCATACTCAATGGAAGTTAATTAGTACAGCAGCATCAACTGAAATACCAGCATCTATAGAACAAAAATGGATTGATAGTTTATGTGGTAAAGATGTAAATGATCGATTAGTACCAGATCAATTGTTACCACCTAAATTAAAATATGGTATTGAAAATAGACCTCGCCAAAGTATGTTTGTTAATCGATTTGAAGCAATTAAACAGGTGATTGAGCAAACTAACATGTATTTACAATCAGAGTTAATTGTTGATACAAAAAGTCTTACAAAGATATCATCATATGATACTCCGCCAACAGTTATTCAGCGGTTATATGATACTACGTTAGATACTAATTTAGAATTACAATATGTAATTACAAAATATTATATTGCTCCTAGTTTAACTGCAGATGTTACTGATGGTAAAATTACAAATGTTAATATTATTAGTTCAGGTCAAGGATATTTACTTGCACCGTATGTTACGGTCACTGGTACTGGTACAGGAGCAGTGATTCAAACAATTATTAACGAATCTGGACAAATTACTAACGTTAAGATTGTTAATGGTGGCCAAGGATATACATCTAATAATGTGTTAACTGTTAGGAGTTTTTCAGTATTAGTACTAAGCGATTTAACTAGCAACAAAAAATGGAGTATATATTCATATATTCCGAGTACTAACGAATGGTATAAATCTTTAACCTACACATATGATACTACAAAATATTGGAAATACATTGATTGGTATAAACCCGGATTTAACCAATTTACAACAGCAACTCATTTAGTAAACACTTATGTAGAATTATCACAATTAAATGATGCAGTGGGTGATATTGTAAAAGTAAAAACAACAACATCAGGTCGATGGGTGCTATTACAGAAACACGATCTCACAGCTGAACAAAAGTTACAAGAAAATACAGCGTACGATTGGACACACTGGTATACTGTAGTTGGTAGCCAAAATGGCACTATTCAGTTTAGTTCGTTATTGTACGATTTTCACAATACTATTATTGGGTATGATGGAATGTTGTATGATTCCGGAATGCATGATAATTTTGCATCTATTGAGTTGCGAAATATTTTAATCGCAATAAAAGATGATTTGCTAATTGGTGATCTAAAAACTAAGTATTTAGAATTATTCTTTTCAACTGTTAGGTATGCAATGAATGAGCAAACATATATTGATTGGATATTTAAAACTAGTTTTGTAAATGTACTGCATCAAGTAGG